TTCGATTAATTGTACCTTGATTATTATTAATTGTAAAGGTACCGGTAGTAAGATTATCACTAAAGTCTGTTGTAGATACTGTTCCAGACGTAGTATAAAATAGAGTTGTGCCATTTGGTACAGAAGTAGTAGTAACTGAAAATGAAACAGTTACGCCCTCGTTTGCACTATATGGAGGACCCGATAATACTGGTTCTATGTTATATGTTGGATTTTGACTGGTGTCTAATATTTCAACAAGTGCGCTGGTAGCAAGAACTGGACCAGAAGTGCTTACGGATCTCAATGTTACATTAAAAAATTCTGATCCTTCAGTTGTTCCATCTGCTATGGCGGTAATCGGTATTGTTGCGGCATTGCCGCTTATTGTGATGCTGCCTGCAATTGGTGAAACATCATTTATCGCAGTAGAACTTACACTGTAGTACAATGTAGTACCATTGGCAACACCAGTTGTTCCAACATTAAATGAAATACCGCCACCTTCTGAGATTTGACTCACGGTTGGAGTAATAGCATAACTAGGCGCTTGACTGGTATCTCTAAGGATTGAAGTTTTAGTAGCCACTATAGTACCTGAAATGCTGCCCGTTCTAAGATTAAAAATCATAGTCTCCGCACCCTCGGTGCTGACATCATTGAGTGATACAAGATTATAGCTGGCCGCTCCACTTGTAATTGTCAAAGGGCCGCTTAGAGTAGGGGCACCACTAAAGTCAGCACTAGATACTGTACCATCTATGGTAAAATACAGTGTAGTACCGTTAGGTATGTTGGTAGTGGTCACACTAAAAGTTATAGAATCGCCTTCATTAATGGCGTCGGGCGCCGTTACAGTATAAGTAGGGCTTAGGCTTGTGTCTGCTAGTAGAAAACTGGTTTGTATAACCACAGGCCCAGCCTGACTGCCTGTTCTAATATAAACTATTACAGTTTCATCGCCTTCTGTGGCAAAATCGTTAGTAGGAGATAAACTAAAAGATCCAGCATTGTTATTGACAATAAAAGATCCAGAACCTGTGCTAAAATCTTCAGGCCTTGAAAGGCTCCAATAAAGTGTAGTGTTGTCTGGTACTAACTCTGTGGTTAAAAATATTGAAATCGGCGTACCTTCATTGGTACTAGCATTGTTGGAAATATTATACAATGGAACCATATCGATATTAATTCTACCACCATTATCGTTCCATTCTCCGCTTTCTATAACTAGACTAGGCATATTCCTCCCTGATCAGCCAATAACAAATGTCAAAGGTGTTCCGCCATCTTTATAGTTTATAAGATCAAGTTCTAGATTTTCTATTTCTGCTTTGCCTTCTGCTTTAAGAGCAGTGCCATTTAGGCTGGTTCCACCTTGAGGACTGGCAATTTGAGCAAATTTTTCTCTAGCCTCACCTAACATCATTTTACAAGTTGCCAATGTGTAGTCTCTTAGCCATTGTTTAGCAAATGTATCTTGAAGTAGATTAAAATCAGGTCTATAGTTATATAACCATATAAGGACCTCTTCTTCGCTTCTGGGGCGTTGCATTAATATCAGTTTTTTAGTTGTTTTATTAAAAGTGAAATTAATATCACTGCCAAACATTTTGCCCACTTGTTTTTGATAGCTTGCGAAGGCATAGTAGGTAGCTAGTCCGCCCATATTGGTTGCAGCCAATAGATAGGTATTGGAATAGGCTAGATTAAATGGTTCAAACAATGTACCACCTTGGCCACCACCTGATCTAGATCCTATACTTCTACGAAATATTTGCCTAACATTTGTTACTTCTTGAGGTAGAGTATATTCATTTTGATCTACCAGAATCGTTAAAAAACCAAAACTTTCCTCTGTGGCATTGCTGCTTCGTTGCCTAAATTTAGCCAAAGCTCTATCAATGGCAATATTGTAATTTTCAGGATTGAGCTCTACATCAACCATGCCATCGCCTAACATGATTCTACAATAATCTACAACCTGCTGGCGTTCTTGATCATTCTCAGTCATACGGATATTTAGCAATAAATATATTACTATGCCTAAACTTTCTTTATACCGTCCGGAAAAGGGCAATGATTTCAGATTTTTAGACCGTGCTATCAATGAGCAATTCCAAATTGGTGGTACTGATGTATTCATACACAAATATACAGGTCCAGAAAATCCACTAGCAGGTGAAAGTTCGCCGGCAATTCCTAACCAAGGTTCAGCTATACCTGAAATTGGCATTCAAGATTTGCTGTTTCTAGAAAACAGAGATAGAAAATATGATGAAGATGTCTATGTTATTAGAGGAATCTATACACTTCAAGATATAGATTTTAATCTTAGCCAGTTTGGTTTATTTTTAAACAATGACAATATCATGATAACCTTTCATCTACGCAGTAGTTCAGAAGCATTAGGTAGAAAAATAATGGCTGGAGATGTCATAGAACTACCACATCAAAAAGACGAATACGCTTTAGATGATAATCTAGTAGCCTTAAAAAGATTCTATGTGGTAAGTGAAGTTACTAGACCTGCCACAGGATACAGTCAAACCTGGTATCCGCATCTTGTACGGGCCAAATGCCAACCGTTGGTCGATCGTCAGGAATTCAGTGCCATACTAGATAAAGACGCCGGAGCAGATGATGGAACTACTCTGCGTTCTTTACTCAGTGAATATCAACGCAGTATAGATATCAACAAACAAATTATTGCTCAAGCAGAACTAGATGCACCTGAGAGTGGTTATGAAACAAGACATTTTTATGTTATCCCAAGAACAGGTACAGGACTAGCAGATGTTCAAGATGTCAGTGATACTGATATAGACGCAAGTAGTACTACACTTAGTGCTGCCGCTTTATTAGAAACACCTAAAGGCAATTATTACGTGGGTTATCTTACAGGAGACGGTATTCCTCCGAATGGATCACCTTACAGTTTCGGAATTAATTTTCCTAGTAATCCTACAGAGGGGGAATTTTTCCTAAGAACTGACTATCTACCTAATAGACTTTATAGATTTTCTGGAACTTCATGGACAAGATATGAAGACAATGTGAGAATGACCACTAGTACCTTAGGTGAAACACAGACTAATGATGATGAATTGGTAAGGAAAAAACTCAAGGCCAGTTTTGTTAATAATCTAAACACCGCTACCATAGCAGGCGAAGTTGTTACAGAGAAACAGTCCTTAAGCAGAGCACTAAAACCTAAAGCGGATCTTTAAAATATGGATTATTTTTATGACGGGCAGGTAAGAAGATATCTTGCCCAATTTATGAATGTTCTAAGTAACTTTGCCTACAAGGACGGTAAGGGAAATATTGTACAGATTCCTGTAAGATACGGGGATATGAGCAGGCAAGTTAGCCAAATATTACGCAAGAACAGTGAAAACACTATGCCTAGTGCGCCATTTATTGCCTGTTATATCAAAGATATTCAGTATGATAGGGCAAGACTTCAGGATCCTACATTTATTAGCAAGATTAATATTAGGGAAAGAGATGTTAATCAATCAGGCGACTATTTAAATACACAAGGTAGTAATTACACTGTGGAAAGAATCATGCCTAGTCCTTACACACTACAATTAACCGCGGATATTTGGACGACAAGCACAGATCAAAAGCTACAAATATGGGAACAATTGGTAGTTTTCTTTAATCCAAGTTTTGAAATACAAACTACAGACAATTATATAGACTGGACCAGCCTTAGTGTGTTACACTTAGATACACAAACTTTTACAAGTAGAGCCATACCTCAAGGGATAAACGAAGATATAGATATTTTAACTTTGAATTTTAGTGCGCCAATATGGATAACCCCTCCAGCTAAGGTCAAGAAATTAGGAATTGTAACCAAAATTTTAAACAATATTTTTGCATCAGGTGCGCAAGGCACAATTCAAACTCAGTATAACATAGTAGGTGCCAGTGATGTGTTCAATAATATATCTCCTGATGAGCAAATTGTAGTCACACCTGGTAATTACGAGTTATTGGTAATGAATGGTACAGCTAGAATAATTCCTAGCATTGGCACAGCGCAGGTAGATGTTACTGATCCTAAAAATTCTGTGTCGTGGCATAAGCTATTGAGCTTTTACCCTGGTAAATTTAGAGCCGGTCTTAGCAGTTTAAGATTTAGTCCGGAAGGTGGATCTGAGATAATAGCTTATATCAGTTTAGATCCTATTAATGAAAATAGCATGATTTTAAACATAGACTCAGATACAATTCCTACGAATACCATAATATCGGGCAGAGGCACAGTTGATGCCATTGTAAATCCCCTCACACATAATCCCATAGGAATAATTGCCAACACAAGATATTTGATTTTAGAAGGTATAAATGATAATACAGATTTTGGAACCATGGGTTATTCAGGACCAACAGCTTGGAAAAACACAAACGGTACAGACTTTCAG